GCTTGACATGGAAAAGCCCTCCTCCTAGTCGGATTGGGGCAGTGTGATTCGGATGATCGTCGTGGTGGAACTGTCCACAAACGACCCCGATTTATCCCGCACGTAGATCCGGTGGACAATCGTGTCCGCCCTGGAGTCACGTGTTTCGGGCACACTGCTGTTAGTACATCCGGCAGCCAGCAACCCTAAAATGATAAGGGTGATGGCGCAAAGCTCGCGCACCTCTAGGCCGAAACGGCTTTGGGGCGCAGCAGGCCATGCAGGAGATCGTTGAGCCTAGACGAGTCGTTCACGCCCTGGTTGAAGAACATTGCGACTCCACGCTTGACCAGACTGAGTGTCTGGACGTGGGTCCACATGATGTCCTTCGGAATATCCAGGGTGATTGCGATACGCACAGGCACCAACTTCCGATAGGTTGCATCGCTCGTGTCCGTGATTGCATGGACCTGGCGAAGCTCCAGCAGGTACCGGGTACCCGACGTTGAAGTCAGCTTCGCAGCTGGCTCGATGTCGGTTCCGGCGTAGATGTCCTTCCGCGTCGTCGACGCGAAACGGAACACCTCCGGCTGGTCCGTCGGAGAGGTGAGGTTCGTGACCTGAACGTCGTCCGCATTGACCTGGGGAAGCTGACGGAAGTCAGCAGCCAGGTTAAGGACGGCGTATGGGGTCGAGATCGAGCCTACGCCCTCAAGGGCAGTATCGGTGTAGCCGGGGCTGATAGCCTTAGCCATTCCGACTCCTTTCTCGGAGATTAAACCTCCGATCATTGCCGCGGGATTGCGGCCTCGACGTACGCTGCAGCAGAGAAGTGCTAGAGTTTCCGCACCATCTGCACCAGCAATGCGCCGAGTTCAGCCACATGTGTGTGGCTATAGTCTGCGATTTCCACCGGTATCGGAGGTAACGGTATTTCCGCTGCGCAGAAGCGCGTGTAGAGTGAAAACTCCACACTGCCGCTCAACCCCTTAGTAGGGGCCAGCAACTTGTCCAAAGGTGGACTCCATGTTCTTTTACGCCCGGTTATAGAGTGACTGATCGGATAGTACTCCCGCTCAATATACTCGTCAATCCGGGAAAAACCTTTCGACAGGCGTACTAATAGCCAGTCAACCAGGAAAGACCATGGCAGTACGTCGACTAGCGCCTCGCAAGTGGGAATCGTTCCCCACTTTATCGCTCGGCGCATCTCGACCCACAACTCTTTCAGTGGACCGTCCGGTATTCGAGCACACTCAACAGTTAGAGTATGCCGAGTCCGTATCGGTACGTCGAAGAGTCCCACCTCCTCAGAAAATCGTCGAGCATGGGCTCGAACGGGGGGTTTCTTGCCTTCGGTAAGAACCGAAGCGCAACCCTCGAAGAAGAGCTCCATGTCGTCCGCAGTCGGCATGATGCCGAAGCGAATCGCCAACCAAGAGTTAGCGCCTAGCTGCAGGATTCCTCGATAGGACTTGAGGGCCTGCTGCCATAACGGCGTCGACTTCTGGAAGCGGACAGACCAGAGTGCCTTCATAGTATCACGAAGACTACTCCATTGGCCCATCGTTTCGCGAAAGCGAACGAGATCCGTCAATGAAACGACGATGTTCGACTTGACGACTTTCCAATTCCTGAGCATGTCACGACCAAGCTCGGCACTGTCAAATTCTGGCGGTGCCGCGTCGAATAAAGCCT